ATGCCTCTAGTCGAGTGGTGGGGCGGCAACTCCGGCGGGGTGCACGGGGACAAGCCCCGGACGCCGGAGCCCCGGAAGGACGAACCGGAGGACACAACCGAAGAGGAGAGGGAGAAGGATGGCTAAGACTGGCGACGTCGTTCTCTGCAACACCTGTAACGGAAGCGGGCTCTCAAGGGTCCAGCGCGTAAAGGTGAACTCGAAAGGGAAGACGGAGACCGTGTGGAACGAGGAACCGTGCAAGACGTGCAACGGCACGGGCAAGGGCGGGAGGGGCTAGCATGGACACCATGACTCAGCCACGGCGGACCGCGTGCCACGGATGCAGGCCGATGGTCATGCGTGACAGTTGGACCTCCGATGGCGTTTACCGTCCGCACCGCACGCCAGCGATGGGTGACGGGGACGTGGTCGAGTTGGTTTTCAACGAGGACGGCTGGGGCGTCCCCCAGGTTCGCAGCTGCGAGGTCTGCGGGGGCTCCGGTTGGCTTCCGGGATTCCAGCCGCCGTGCTGACTTGAGCTGAAACGCAAAAAAAGCCCCCTCCAGGCGGCCCGTGTGGGCTACCCGGAGGGGGCTTTGTTGTATCAGTACTGCCGGATCACTCGGACGGCCACGGCCGCCATGTCCTCGTAGTAGTCCCGGGGCTCCTCGTGCCCCGAGTGCTCGCAGTCGCGAGCGTGGAGCGCGTCGGCGACGCGGGGTACCTCGTCCGCCTGCGGCGGAGTCCACCCCGCCTTTATCAGCGCGGCGACCATGCGGTCAGCGTCCCCGCGGAGACCTGGCGGCGGAGCGCCGATGTAGCTGGTCGTCATCGCCTTGTGGGCGATCTCGATAGCCTCGGCGCGCTCGCGTTCGTACTGGGCGATCCGCGGGTCGTCGGCGGTCACGCGTCCTCCCATTCGAGCGCGGCGCGCTGTACCCGCCACCCCGGGTCCGGGTGGCTGTTCCGGCGAGCGATGCCCCGGAGGTACCCCAAGGCGGCCCGTGCGCCCCGGATCGTGCGGTACCAACCGCTTTCGTTGTTGTACCCATGCCACGAAGCCCCCTCGGCGTCGGCAACCCGGTAGACGTACTCAGTCATCACAACCGCCAATCCGCTAGCAGGACAAGGAAAACGACCGAGGCGGCGGCCGCAACGAACACGGCCGCCAACCTCCGAAGCTCGGTCATCGGGCCCACACGGGCACCTCGGACACCGGGATTTCGAAGTTGTCCCAAATACCCCCGTACCCCGAGCGCGCTCGCTTGCGCTCAAACCCCTTGCGGATCAACGTAAATTCGCTGTCTGCTAGCCGGTAGAAGTTGCCCATCGGGGACCGGAAGTACCGCACCCGCTTGCCGTCCCTGCCGAGCAACGCTGTGATTCGTCGCCCGTAGGCGGACCTGACTGCCGTAAATCCGGCCGTCTCGTCCGGCGGCGCGGGCGCTTCCGGCTCCGGCTTGGGTTCCTCGGGCTTGGGGTGCGTCAGCTCGAACGCCTCGTGCCCGCACGCCGCGTAGCCCGCGAGGTCGACCCACGAATCCCGTTTCTCCGGCGACCACGTGAGCCGCGAGAGCTTGACGGCCGCGAGGATCACGGCCACGTCGTGCGCCGCAATCGCCCGGACCCCGCCCGGGTGCGCGTGCTGGAAACCCAGTGCTGACAACATGTCTGCCGTCCGCTGGAAATCCTGGTGCGGCTCGCCGTACGTGTTGTTGCGGTCGCCGTTCACCAGGGATTCAGCCTCGGTCAGCAGCGCCTTGCGGTGGTTGTCCTCGGTCACGCGAAAGCCCTCCAGATAATCTCGCGAATGTCGTCCGTGTCGGCCCCGTGGCCGTCGTCTGCGCTGTCCAAGTAGGACAGAACATCTTGCAGGGCAACGAAAGCCTTGCCCGCAAGTTCGCCCCGCTGGCCCACCGGCACCTCAACCTGGTTGCCCGTGGCGGACACGGTGAATGTGTGGGTGGCCGTTTCCCTGGCGTAGTCGTTCAGCTTGTCGCGCGCGCTCACTTGGCCCCCTCCGGGATGTTCTCCAGAATCCACCGGGCCATGTCGCGAAGCTCCGCGTTCGGCACCGCGAGGCACGCCACACGCGTCCCTTCCGATCCACCGTTTACCGCAGTGACGTATGACCAATCGCGACCGTTGAAACCGAACCAGCACACCTCAATCTCGTAAGTCTCGCCCGACGAATCGGGCGACCTGCCATACGTTTCTTTTGAGCGCTTCTCGATCACAGCGCCGCCTTAAGCCGCTCGACCACCGAGCCGACAGCCGCGGCGAACTCGCCGTAGGGCACCTGGTCGAGCAACCCAAGCGCCTCGATCGCCTCCCTGATCGCCGTTGCCCGCGTCTCGTCGGCCGGGGGCACCGGGGCAGGCGTCTCGCCGTCCAGCGCCGCGGCTGCCTCGGCGAGCGCGAGAGACAGACGGTTAGCGCCCGCGCGCGTCAGCCCCAGCATGTAGTCAACGGGGCCGTGCGAAACCGCGACGTCGGAAATCTCCACAGAGACGTATTTCCGCCAGTCGAGCTCTCGCGCCTCGACAACGAACCCGAGGCTACCGCCCAAGGGGTCAGTCTCGTCCAGCTCGCCGTGATACTTCATGGCCATTCTGAATCCCTCTCTCAGTGCGACGCCAGGGCCCAGTTAGCCCCGGCCGGTCCGGCGTCCACGGGGAACGCCATCTCTTGCCCACCGTTCTCGGCGGGGAATTCGAACGTCATCTTTTGCTTGAGGTAATCGCGGCACTCTTCCCAATTGACTTTGGGAACGCTGAACAACAGAGCGTCGTGAACCTGCGCCTTAACCCGCCGGAGCACGTGCAACGGAAGCGCGAGCAGCGCATCGCACACGATTTCCCGCGTACCGGACTGGCCCATGAGCGCCGGTGCCTGCGTGAACTCGCGTCCACGCTCGATAGGCATCACCCGGCCCCAGCGGTTGACTACGAACCCGTTGCGCTGGGCGAACTTCCGCACCTTGTCTTGCCAGGCAACGAGTACGTGGTACTCGGCGTTCATCCCTCGGCAGAAGGTCTCCGCGTCCTCCAGCGGCAACCCGGACGCCTTCGCTAGACCCTTCGGTCCCCCGCCGTACGACCAGCCGTGGCCTAGCGGCTTGGCCTTCTGCCGGTACTCGAACGTCACCGGGTTGTGTTTGTCCGTCCCGACAACGTCTCTGCCCCACGCGGCCCACGCGTTAATCAGGTGGCCGTCCGCGCCTTCCTCGAATCGCTCGGCGTACTTCCGGTCGCCCGACAGCATGGCAACCACGCGAGCGTCAGCGTTGCTGTAGTCAATCTCTAGCAACACCTCGTTTTCGTTGTCCGGGACGAAATACTCCTTCTCTGCGCCGTCCCGGTTCCACACCGTCAGCCCGGGTTTCGTTGTGGACCAACGCCCCGACGCCTGTAGCATCGTGATATCGGGGTGTACGAACCCGTCCTCGTGCATCGAGTCAAGCGCGAGCTGCGCCAGCGACCGCTGGCCTTTCAGCTCCGCGAGCGCGGCGCCCAGTTCCTCCGCCGGGGTTCCCTTGGTCAGTTCCTTGAGCGTGTCGCCACCGAGGTTGAGCCCGAAGCCGACCGGCAACGGATGGCATTCGAGCGCATCGATTGCCGCGCTGTCCCTGGTGATCCAGTTCCGACGTGCTTCGGTTTGCTTCGCGGTAAGCCGCTTGCCCTTGATGCTCTCGCCGCTGGCAAGCTCCCCCCGCCAAACCTCGACTTTCGCCTTGAGCCCCGCAACCTTCGCGCGAGCCTCCGCCTTCTTGGCCTCCCGGTTCTCCCATGCGGGCGTCTTCGGCCAGTCCGGCCGGGACTCCGGGGTGATCCCGTAGTCCGCAAGGGCTTTCAGGATCGCCGCCTTGCCCTCGCTGGTGGCCCACGGCGCGTCACCTTCGGTCGGCAGGCCGTACCACTCAACGAGGTTGGCCATGATGACCGCACGCCGTTCGGCCAGCTCCGCTACGCGCGCCTCCGCGCGCTCTTTGTCGACCCGGAGACCGTTGCACGAGATGACCATCTTCCGCGCCTCGATCTCGATTTCGCGAAGCTCGTACGGCGTGAGCTGGCCGCCCCGCCGCATGAGCGCGCGGCCGATCGCCTCGGACGCCTCGACGTCGCCGACGAGGTAATCCCGGAAACGCGGGTCGTCAACGGGGATCTTCCCGAAGCCGTCCGCGATCCGCTCCGCCTTCGGCAACTCGGGGTCGCCGAACTCGAACGCCAGCGCCTTGAGGTCATGGGTTTTCCCTTGTACGCCAAGCTGGAACGCCTGCTCGTCCAGCCCGTACCAGGACAACGCGCGCTCCGGCGAGTCGGCTAACGCTTCCTTGCCAAACCGGTTGGTGTACTTGAACGGCGCGGGATTCCGCCGGGTGGCCAACGTGAACGTGTCGATCACCCGGCGGTCAATGGCGAGCTGTACCCACTCGTCCGACTTGGTACCGAAGATCACCGGGAGGTCAAAATTGATGATGTTGTGCCCGATGATCCAGCGAGCGGACCGGACTACCTCCCGCATCTCGTCCAAGTCGGTGGTGATGTGCACCCGGTACGAGTTGGCCCACTTGTACCCGCCCAACCGGAACATCTCTTCGGGGGGCAGGGTGTGCAAGAGGCTCGCCGAGTGCGTCTCGATATCGAATGAAACCGTTCCTTTCACGCCCTGCCCCTTCTCCTACTGGCCGTAATAGATGCCCCGGACGATCCGCGAAACGGTTGCCGGGTTGACGTCGAATGACGCCGCGATTTCCCGCTGTGTCAGCGACGTGGTTTCCGCCAACCGCCGAATCTCGGCAACCTCGGCGGGCGTGAGCCGCTTGCGGTTGGCGCGTTCGCGGTAGGCGAGCGTGGTCCGCAACCGCCGGTTCTCCGCCGCTAGATCGGTGACTCCGCGAACGAGCGCGGCAACGTCGGTCATAGATTTCCTCCTCTCAGCGCCAATCGGCGGGGGTGTTTGAGATCGGAAGAGCNNGGGGGTGTTTGCCCCCCCCCCGCCGTCAGCACATGTCAAGTTACGAGACGTCAGAAAGGCGGCTCGTCGTCGTCCGCGACCGGGGCCGTCTTCGCGGCCTGCGGCTTGCTGGCCGCCTTCGGCTTGCTCGGGGCGAGCTGGCCGCCACCGCGGTTGATCTGGAGACGAACGTTCTTGTACTTGCGGCCCGCCTTGCTCTCCGACTCGAAGAACTCGACGCGGAACGCGTCACCGGCGACCATGCCCGCTTCGTCGATCCGCTCCAGCAGAATGCCCGCCGCAGGGAACGTCGCCTTGGTGCCGTCCGGCAGGTCCACGTCCACGTAGCAGAAGTCGCCGTTACCGAACTTGGACGGCATCATGTTGCCGCGCCGGACGTAGGTCCCCTCGAACTTCTCGCCGATGTTGGTGGAGAGGGTTTCGCGCTCTTCGAAGTCCCCGCCGTTGCCGCCGACAGTTTCCCAAGCCATTGCTTACTTTCCCTTCTTCGGAGGATCGATCCACACCGCTTCGCACTGCCCGGGGTCCGGGTAGCGAACGGCTACACACTCGAAAAGATGTCCGACGCCGCCCGCTTTCTTGGCGATCGTCTTGTAACGGCGCTGAACTCCGTGGTCACAGTTCGGCGCTTCTCCCGCCCAGTCGGGCGGTTCCACGCTGCCCGGGGGCTGGCCGGGCTTTAGGCTTTTGGGTTGGTCTCCGCCGCCTTCACGTACTGTTTCTTGTAGTACGTGTCGATCGCTACGGCTTGCTTCATGATCTGGGAGATCTTGCCGGTAAAGCCCTCGATCGCAAGCAATTTCGCGATGTACTCGGGGGTTCCGTCCGCGACCACCCAGGGGGCTTCATAGCCCCCGGTCGCCTTGAACGTGACCGAGATTCGTCCGTCTGCCATTTGTTCTACGCTCACCGTTTCCTCTTGATGTTCGAGTTCGGTCGGCGATTCCGCCTCCGGCGGTTTCCCGCCGGGGTTCTGGAACGGGTCCCATTCCCCTTTGCTCACGGCTTGCGGCCTCCCTTCCTCGGTCCGTCGTGGTCGGCGATTGCCTCACGGCGGACTGTGTTCATCTCGCGCGTCAGCGCGTCGCGGGCACGCGTCAGCTCGATCCGGTAGCCGATTTCCTCCCCGTGCACGTAGTGCCGCGTGAGGATGTCCGCGTACCGGGGATTGCTGTCCCGCAACCGGGCAAGCCCGGCAGCGAGGTCCATGTGTTCCGCGTGCGTCTCGGAGCCCGGCGTGTCCGCCGCGTCGGCGACGTTCTCGGTGCCGCCGGACGCCACGAACCACGAGCCCGACCGGGATTCCGGGTCGAGCACGCTTGCCGCGTCCTCCAGGATTGCCCGCACTTCGTCGGTGCTGTAGACGAAATTGCCGCGGAACGCCTCGTAGTCGGCGCGTTCCTGCTTCGCCACCTGGTCTGCGATGCGGCCCAGCACCTTCGGCCGGACTTCGTCGTCCATCTCGGCGACCGCGTCAACGCGGCCCTTCTCCAGCAGGTGAAGCCACATGTCCTGTGCGATGTCGTCGGCCTCGGCGACGCCATCCCAGCTACGCGCCGACCGCGCGGCGGCGCGCTTCACCTCGTCAACAAGTGCATTGGTCGCCCGCACTTTCCATCCTCTCTCAGCGCATGTCAAGTTAGGAGACCTGATAAGAAACCCCGTCGACCTGGAAACGGCCGCCGGTGATTTCGATCGTGTCTACCTGAACGGATTTCTTCGCGGCCCGCACAATGGCGAACCCGGATTGCCAATTGGCGGTAGCGCCCTTGAGGTAGTTAGCGCGCTTCATGTCCATGACGTTTCCGACCTCGACGCCGGTAAGCGTGCTCTTGATTTCCCCGGCGTAGCCGTAGGATTTGCTGACCTTCCCGAGCCGGTGCGTGTGGCCCATGATCACCGATTGCTGGAATCGTTCGGCCGCCTTGAAGGCGGTCATCCCCGCGACCTGAGTCAGCCGGATTCCGCCGCGGTGCCCGTGAGTCGAGAGCCAGCCCGGCGCGATCCGGTAGAACTCCGGTAGCCGCGTGAACTCGTACTCATCGAACTTGAGCAACGTTTCCATGTGGAACGCCTTGGTCCCGGAGAGCGCCGGGGCGTACTTCTCCAGGTACACCCGCGGTCGTTCATCGTGGTTGCCCTCGTGGATGCCCACCGGGCCGTCATAGACGGCTCTCAGCGGCTCGGACCAGTCGCGGGCAACAATCTCCGCGTCGCGGTAAATGCTGCCCTCGAACTCCAGCCGGGAATCCTTGCTCCAGCGCGACGGCTGGGGGAAGTCCGCCAGGTCCCCGATATTGACGACGTTATCCGGCTGAAAGTCGCCGATAAAGCCGATGAGCGCCCGAAGCGCTTTCCGGTTGTGATACGGAATCTGTGCGTCCGGGACGACTACGGTAGTCGTGTCTGACATTGCTTGCCTTTCCTAGCGGAACACTCCTCCGACCGGACGATCGGATACGTAGACCGGGACCCCGTTGGGGCCCGGGACAACGTGCCCCGTCCACTGCCGTCCGTCTTGGCCGTCCTTGTCTTTCAGTAACTCGGCAGTGAACTCGCCGTGCTCTTCGCGCTGAACGAGCATCACGTAGTTACTGGTGCCGTACAGTGCCGCGTGGTTGCCCTCCATCAGTGTCGGCGCGGCTGACTTGCTGTGGTGGGTGCCGATGACGAGAGCGCCCGTTTGCTGGGCTACGTCGTTCAGCGCGATAAGCGCGCCGTTCGCGCCCGCGTTCTTGTCGAACTCCAGCGAACCCGCGACGTGCTTCACCATGTCCACAAAGACCACGCCGAAACCCTCGTCTTTGACGTAGCGGGCGAACTTCGCCACGGATGCCGGGTTGTCGAGCGACAGCCCGCCTTTCTTCCGGACCACGACGTTGACCCGCTGCCCGTGGTACGCCTGCCACGCCCGAAACCGGCTTGCGACACCGTTAGCTGACTCCGCCGCGAGATAAAGCCCTCGCGTACGGTCGAGCTGGTGCCCCATGAAGACACCGCCGGTGTCGAGCTGGCAGGAAAGGTCGATGAGAAGCGCCGACTTCCCGGCCCGGCTCGGGCCGTACATCATCATGAAGTCCCCCGCGGGGAACATGTCCGGCACGATCCACCGGCGACCCTCGTCGTGGCCGTCGATTGAAACGACGTCCGCGCTCTCGTCCACCTCGGGTGCCTCGGCGGCCTGGTGCCGCCGCTGCGCCTCGGCGCGGACGCGCAGCCTCCGAAGCTCTTCGGCTACGTCCCGCTCGTACGCCCCCTCGCCGTCGTCCGGCTCCCACGGCTCCACCTTGCGGAGCGCCGACCGGATCGAGTTTTCCGCGTCCTTCGGGTCGCCGGTTCCCCGGTCCCTGAACGCCTCTACGAACGCCTCGGCGATGTCGTCGGGCTCTTGGCCCCGGCCAAGGCAGACGGCCGCGTACCGCATCGATAGCGGCCCCAGCTCGTCCCAGCTACCGCCGGGCGGGAGGTCCCGCACTCGCTGTAGCAGCTCCCCCGGGTCGCTTGGCAGTGAACGGCGGTTGCCGTGTGTCTGCTCTCGCTCGCGGAAGAACTTGAGCCACTGGTCAGAGATGACCGGGAGGTCCGCCGGGCCGACCCACTCGTCCCCGATGAAGTTGTAGGCGTTGTCGCCCACAGCGGTCGGGTAGGCGAACAGGATGCCGCCGACGCCGCGGACGTCCACCTGTGGAACCGGGATGTCTTTCTTCGTCGGTGCCGGGTGGTCCGGGTGCGCCCGGTAGAGCAGATGCCGTCCCCCGGATGGCGTCATGGCAACCATGGGCGTCGGGTCGAGCTGGACCCCGGCCGCCCGCAGGTTGTCCATTCCGGACTTCCCGTTGCCCTGGTCGATGTCGATACCAACGACGCCGGACAGCCCGGTATTGATCGCGACACCGGAGAAGCCCTCCCAGTGCGCCCGGATCTCGTCCGGCTCCGTCGGGTACTCCGCGCCCTTGGCCGGGTCCCAAGCGCCCCCCTTGAACGAAGGGCGCTTTTTCCCGTCTACGTAGGACACATTGACCGGGTACACCCGATACCCGAGCGCTGTGTACCTGACTGCGGCCTCCGCGGCCGGGTTCATGGGTACCCCCTTTACTTGGCGTGCTTGGGAAGCTGCCCGTATTCGATGCGCCGTACCCCGGTAAACGGGCTCTCGCACGCCTCCCGGTCCGCCGCCGCCCGCCGCCAGCCCGACCCCGAGCTGAATCCGATGCGCTCGCCCAGTCGCGCACCCGGCCGGAATCGCCAGACCGCGACGCCGTTCGTGAAGTAGTCGAACTCCGGCACGGGCTCGTCGGCCGCCTCGCGGGCGTCCGCCCCGGCCTGCCAGTCGGCGAGCCCGGGGAGCATCCTCCAGTACCGCCCGGGCACCTCAAGGCCCTTGTACGTCAGCTTGTAGTCGCTCACTTGGTCACCAGCCAGGAGACCAGCTCGACAATGCCCCAGACGACCGCACCCCAGAAGGCCACCGCCAGGAGGACGTACACGCCCACCAGGACACAGCCGACAGCGCCGACCGTCTTTTCAACCTTGCTCATTCGTTCTCCCTCATGAAAAAACCCGCCTCGCGGGCGGGTTGTCGATGTATTCCGCGGCGCGCCGTAGCGCGTCCGGACTGTCTCTGAGATGTCCTAGGACACCTTTGTTGCACGGGGTGCACAGCAAGCCGCGGACGCACTTGCCGCACGAGACCGGGCCGGGGCAACACGAGTGATCATGGTCCACCGCAAGGCGTTTCGTCTTCCCGGTTGCCCGTTGGCAGATGGCGCACGCGCCGCCCTGCGCTCGGTACAGCTCTTGGTACTGGTCCTCGGTGATCGAGTAAACGCGCTCGATCCGCTGTGCCTGAGCCCGCTCCCTCCGGGCTTTCTTGACCGCCTTGTGGTGGGTGTAGCACCGCGGGCCGGGGTAATCCGCGGGCCGAGTGAGCGGCGAGCCCTCGGCCGCGCAGTCCTTGCACCCCTTAGCCATTCCGGACGCGCGCCGGAACCTGGTCCGCGCGAACCTCGGTGTACCCGTCCGTGTCCGTCAGCTCTTCCAGCCGCCTGAACTCCGTCGCGTCCCTCCATTCGAGGGGCTTGCGATTCTCGTACCAGTTTTCGATCTTTCCGTCCGCCGCGACCCGGTAGTAAAATCGGTGCCCCGGGTCGTCGCCGTCGTGGAAATAGCGGTACGCCGGTGCCGCCTCGGTCGACTTGTCGAGAGCGGCATTGACCCCGGCCGCGAACACCTGGAGAGTGGCAGGGCTGGCGTTGCTCTTGAGCGGCGAGAGCCACGACGGGATCTCGACGCCTCGATACATCAGCTTGTGGTCAGTCATCGCTGTTTCCCCTCTCTCACTTGGCGTTCAGGATGCGGAAGGGGACGTCGAGGGTCCGAACCTCGTGAACGGTTCGTTCCGGCCAGAACGCCTTCAGCCGCTCCGGGCTGGCGCACATACTCGGGTCCCAGCCGCTCACGTTGTCCCAGACCTCAAGCTTGCCGCCAGAGAACCGGTACCAAAGAGTTTGGCCGCCGAACCCGGGCGAGGTACGGAAGTAGCGAGTAGCCGCGGTGCGGCCCTCTGCCTTCGGGGCGTTCCGTACATGCTCGGGCACGTCGCCGGACAGAACCTCGGAGATCTGCGCGGCAGACCGAAGGGCGTCGAGTGTGACCGTCGCGGCCTCCCAACGCTTGCTAGACAACGAGTAGAGCTCCGTCGCGTCGCCCGCGGTCCGCCAGTAGTGGTGTTCGCCGTTCGCCCGCGACGGCTTCTGACTACGGAAGTAGCGGAACTTCGGCTTGAGCAGATCCCTCCAGTACGACGCCGGGAAAATCCCGGCCGGGGGAAGCTGGAACGTTGCGAACTTCTCCGGCTCGTACCCTGCGACCGTGACCTTGGCCGGAGCGGCATCGATCGCCGCATCGACACCGCGCTTGAACCACGATGCCTCGGCTGTACCAAGGTTGTTCGTCAGCGACTCCGGCACCTTGACACCCCGGTACGTCGTCTCGAACTTGTGTGTAATCTTTTCTCCCTCGATTGCCTTGACCTCGAATTCGCTAGTAGTGAAACTCCGGGCACCGAATCCATCGAAGTGGACTCGCATCCTCGTTCCGAGAACTTCCGCGATCGTTCCCGGCGTACGCATGGCACGGAACGACGGCCACAGCCCGTGCTCGGCATCCCCGATGTAGCGCACCCGGTCGCCCGTTTTGAACTTGGCCACTCTCTTATTCCTCTCTATCGGGTCGCTCGGCCGCCCACCAAAAGGCGAACGCGAGCACAAAGAAAATCGCGAAGACGTACGTCACCGCGGGTACCGCTCGCCGGCCCGGTAAGCGTCGTAGTCCTGGCGGGAAACGCACACGCTGCCCGTGTCCTCGCCGCTCACAAGGTCGAGCCGCCAGCACTCCGGGTCGGTCTGGGGGACTAGGACGGTTACCTTCCCCGTGCTCACGGGCATAAGCCACGTCGACCCGGGCTCGTATTCCTTGCCGCTCACCGTGCCCGCCGTGATCGAGCTGCACCCGGATAGCAAAAGGGCCCCCGCAGCGAGGGCCCCGACAGCAATTCTCTTATTCACTTGACGTCCTCTCTCAGCACATGTCAAGTTAGCGGGCAAAAAAAGAGCACGCCCCGGACACTGGGCATCTTTGACAATGATCCCCAATAACCGGGTCGAACCGTTCCGCGGTGATGTCCTCGTGTAGCTTCCCGAACTCGTCGGCGACGCGTTCGCGACTCCAGTCGCTCACGTCGAACGTCCGCACCGGCCGGGCGAACTTCGCCAGCCAGTAGGAACCCTGGTCGGACTTGAGCCCCCATTGTTCCTCAAGGGCGACCTTGTACACCCCGAGCTGAAAAGTATCCTTCGGCGGCTGGCCGGTCTTGATGTCCCGCGCCTCGCCGTTAATCACCTGGTCGATATAGCCAATGATCGACACGCCGTCCAGCTCGATATCGAACCGAAGCTCGATCCCGGGCGTCCCGTCCGGGGTGATCCAAATGACCTCGTTCTTTCCCTTGCCGGAGTAGTAATCGATGTACTTGGCGACCTGCTCCAGGCCGATGCCGTAGCGGCGCTCTACGTCCGCCTCGCCACCGTAGGGCCCCGACTGGAACCAATACTCAAGATTCGGCGTGACCTCCATGTCCGCGGCCAACGTCGCCGCGTACACCCGGGCGAACTCGGCTTGAGCGTCCGCGAGGCTGGCCGCGCGGCCCGACCGCTCCCAGAACTCCGCCGCCGCGTGGACGGCCGTCCCGTGAGCCAGCCAGGCGGCCGGACGCTGCCACGCTTTCACGCGGCGCTGTAGGTACCACTGGTGCGGGCACTGCCGGTATTGCTTGTGCTGGCTGACCGAATACCTAGGCCGCCGCTTCTCGCTCGCCTCCGTCATACTCCTTCACCTCCCTGTCCACTCCCTCGCTGGTGTGGCATCTGTGGGCGACGGCCGCCCCCGGGCAGCCGCCGAAACTCCGGTAGACCGTCATCACCGCGCGGTTGAAAAGGAATTCCCCGTCCGCGCGTTCGTCCACCAGGACGAGGCTTGTGCACGAGCTTTCGAGGATCGACGCTACCGGCGCGAAGAGGGGGTCTCCCTCTTCGCACAGGACTGACCGGTCAACGATGAGCAGCCACAAACCGCCGCCGTCGCCTTCTCGGGTAGCGTGGATAACCCCGTGTTCCGAGACGACGGTTTCCCCAGTCATATTTACCTCTCGCTATTTGGCCGAACCTTCGGCATTTTCCACACTGTGTAGTCTCGCGGCGTCATCTGCGTGTGCTCGTTCACGCGGATGATAAGGTCCCCGTCCTTTTCGGTACGGGGAACGAACGCCCACCCGCCGCCCGCGGACCCCGGCCGCGGCGGAATGCTCGGGTCAAACTCGACCACTACATTGAATTCTTCTAGCTCTCTGTAGAACCCGGCCAGCCGTGCCAGCTTGTCATCCGACATGCCACGGCCACCGGTTTCGACGTATTCCAAGTGGTTGAGAAGCTTTCGCCATTCCGGCGTACGCTTCACCTTCCCGGACGCCTCCGGCCACGGCATGCGCTCAGCCAGATTGTCAGCCGTCCGCTTGGGATATGCCGGTCCCGGTTTCTTCCGGAGGTGATAGCTCACCGCTGCCCGTGTTGTCCCGTACATCCGCGCAATTTCCGCTTGGGTCATTCCGGGCTGCTTGAGCAGATCAACAATTATGTCTCTATCAAGTCCGCCGCGTGACATTTGGTCCGCCCCTTCGGTATGTTGCGCCTATCTTGACAGGCGCTCAGAGCAGGCGTCAAGCGGCCGAACGTCTATTTCCTCCCCTCTCGGCTAGCGATGTCCACGTTAGTTGAATCCGAAAACTTCTCACACGGTGTCGAGCATCACCTAACGAGCGGATAACAGAAGGTAACATCGCACGGGTGTTCGATCGATGTAGCCGGGTTAACCCGGGTTGGACGGGCGTCCAAAGATCCCCAGCGTCAGGGCCATGACCTGCATCGTTACCTGTCCCCGGTAACGAATGGGCCACTACCTTGCAGTAAACAACCGTTAAAGGTCACCCGTTTGTACCACAGTCCAGCCGTCGCGCTCCGTGCTTGCGGAGGTCCGGCCGCGGCTAGCATCGCTCCGCTGTTGGCCGTTGCAACGAATCCTCGGCGCGTGCCCTATGCGGCCTGGATCACGTCGGGCAGCTCGCTGCGGAGCGCCGACAGGAACACCAGCGCCCGCCGCTCCCCCGCCGTCAGCGGGCGGCCGACCGGGAAGCCCCGGAGGTGTCGCTCCAGGGCCACCCGGTCAACCCACAGGTGTTCGGGCACCTTCGGCGGGCAAGGGCCGTATTCAGCCTCCCAGCCGTCCACGGGAACGGCCGCCGCCTTGGCATCGCGGGAAGCGAGTGCCGCGCGGAGCCCTTGTGCCCGTTGCACGCGGCAGTAGCGGTTCCCGTTGGCGTCCCGGGCTACCAGGTGCGGGCCGTCGTGGGTGCACCGCGGCTTCCGCCGTACCGCCTGGCTCTCGTTCTTGCACGTCCGGCAGTACGGCCAACCGTTGGGCGGCTTGTGCCAGTTCGGCTCGTGGTTCCGCTTGCACCGCCGCTCCGTCGTCATGAGCCGACCCAGACGACGGACACGAATCCTTCGCATCGCTTCACGTCCGCGAGACCAACCAGGTACCCGGTCAGGTAGGCGCTCACCGCGTCAAAGTCGTCGCACTGGTCAACGGTGGACATCTGCGCCTTGTGCGATGGCGGTTCACTCGTGACGCGACCGGAGTACCCCGCGTCCCGGAGCGCCTTCTTGATGAACCGGGTCCGCTGTGCCGCGGTTGCCGGGTTTTCACCTTTCATGCGGCGGCCTTGCCCGCATAGTCGCCCCGGCGCGCTTCGCCGATCTGGTAGCCCAACGCATCGAACTCCGCGTAATCGCCGTATTTGTTGATGCGGAAGTATCGGCCGTCACAGACGGCCCATACCGCCTTACCGCCATCCCACGCGGGTGCGTCGGCCCACACCTCGAACCGCTTGCCGTCCAACTCCAGCACCGATCCCGGCTGACCGGGTTTCGGCGCGAACTCGCCGTCACCCGGCTTCGGACCCTTGAACCCCCGCGGCTTGGTCGGCTTGCGGTACTTCACCTTGGCCGCCTTGTCGAGGATCGCGGCTTGGCCCGCCAGGATCTTGGCGTACGGGTCCCTGGTCCAGTCCTCGTCAGGCGGCAGGGCCGGGAACCCGAAGAGGGTCCCGGCCACTGCGTGCCATGTCTTCTGAGTCACCGCTTGTCCCTCTTCGCGATCTCCGCTGCCTCTTCGCGCGCCTTCTCCAGCGCCGTACCCCAGATGTCCCCGATGTCCTGCGCGGTCTGGGCGGCCTGGAACACGTCAACCGCGTCGTCCGTCAGCTCCACGGGCAACCGGTCGTCCATGTAGAGCCGGGCGAACGAGGCGTACCCGGCCGCGTCCATCTCGCGAAGCTGTTCCACGGTCACTCCGGTGTAGGACAGCGCGGTGCCGACCAGACACGAGGGCTTGCCGTTCCGCTCGTAAGCACACACCGGCAGACCGGCAGTGTAAGTGCGGGGGTAGAGGTAATCCGCGCCCTTTTCCTTGACGGCGCGTTCCAGCAATTCCAGAGCCTTGGCCACGTCTATAACCATTGTTAAGCATCCTCTCTCAGCACATGTCAAGTTAGAAGTCATGAGTTAATCGGGCAACGGCCGTTGCCGTTGCAATGCGAACACGCGATATCCTGGCGCGTGAGCCACCGACCGGTTCCCGAGCAGTTCTGACACTGGGGGCCCGTACCGCAGCTAGCGCAGTGGCTAGCCGTCTTGCCGCGCTTGTCCTTGCCCATTACATCCGTCCTTCCGCGTCGGTGATCGGGCAACGCCGGTTGCCGTCGTACTGGCACAGGTAGTCCTTGGCGTCCGCGTCCTCGGTGTACGGGGCGCGCGGCGACGGGTGCCCGTCCGTCGTCCGGCAGGCCGCCAAGCCCACCAGGGCGGCCAGCACCGTGGCGGCGGCGATCCCGGCGAACCCGATCACTTCGGCCGCTCTCGTGAGTCTCGCGTGCATGGTCTCTCCGTTCGGGGGCACACGAAGGGCCGCAACGCGGGTGTTCACGTTGCGGCCCTTGCGTTCTAAGTCAGGGTTAATCGTTGTCCGTTTCTTCGTACCTCACGACGATGATGCGCTCTGCCCCGGCTTTCGGGCTGCCCCAGAGTCGGGCTCCGATCATCTCAGGAAAGTCGTCCGTGGTCGTCTCGCCGTCCGTCTGACACCTCATGCGGTATTCGCCTGGTTCGCCGTCCAGCTTGTACGTCACGTCGTAGTAGGTGAACCCGTTCGTCCCAGCCATCGCGCGGCCCCTTTCGTTGCGTTGCACTGATACTAGAGCGGGTGCCGAGGGCTCGAACCTCGGTGCCTGCCGGTCACCCCGGTTGGTTCAGCTGGGCAGAACCATCGGTGAGAACAACCCGTGGTTTTTGGTGAGCAGAAGCTCGCCGTTCCGGCCCGCGATCCGCTCGTCGTCCCAGACGATGACCATTGCGCCGTTATCGAACCGGCGGACCTCCCGCACCGGGCGGGGCTCGGAGTAGGCCACCGAGCACCCCTCGTTGTCTGTGTGCTCAGTCGGTCGAAGCGGGTAGCGGATGGTCTGCCCCGGCTCGATGTCCGACCAAGGGACCATGCGCCCGAACGCTTTCTCGTGGCTTGCGGTTGAATTCCAGTGCATTTCAGTACCTCCAGTGCCACCCGGGGGAATCGAACCCCGCGCCGCGACCTTCCCCGCACGTTGGCGGTTCTGCGGCTGGCTTCCTAGCCGGGTGGCTGTGTTCAGCGGGCGCTATCTGTCTCCCGACAGTCGCCGCCCCGCTGGCCCCCTCGCCGAGGTCCCCAGGGTTTCTCAGGCCCTGGTGAAAGCTTCCCCGGTCTGGCGACCGATCCCGGTTCCCGTTGCTGCTTCTACCTCGCGGCGCAGTCCGTGTCCCCGGTGTTTCCGTCTGGCCTCTCGGCCTGACACAGAGAACTTTACGTGCGCCGTCAGCACTTGTAAAGCACTTTCTCCGGGGGGTCACCCGGATGGCGTAGCGTCGCGGGCGTTCCGCTGGTCACGAGCCCGGAGCATCGGGCAGACTCCGGGCAGCAAAAAGCCCCCGGGGTCTCCGGGGGCTAGTTGTCAGCGGCGGACTGTGAACCACACGTAGTGCAATTGCGGCTCTCTGTCCGGCGGCTCATACGTCATCTCCAGTGCGAACAGGGGTCCGAGAACCCGCACGAGCGCTCCGGCCGTCTCCATCGCGTCGTCACGGTCGAAGCTCGCTACGTCCACGCTCACCGCCCCATCCCCCCGATTGGCCGCCCAGACGCCCTCTCGCCCGGTGAAGCGGGTGTGCGACTCCTGAACGCGGATACCGAGCTTCGCGGCGTTGATCACCCGGGACACGTACTGCGCGGCGAGCGTCTTGCGCTGGGATGTCATTGGGTCCTCCTTCGGACTCAGGCTATGGGATGCAAGAAAACCCCCGCCGAAGCGGGGGCTCTCGGTGCCTCAGTGGCCGCAGCACGGGAGGAAGGTCACGAACCCCTCCACCTCCTCAACCTCGGCGTCCTGGTTGTCGGCCACGGTCTGGAGAGCTTCGGCCCGGTCGCCGACGCGGGTCACGTAGACGTGCGCGCCCCGGGCGTCCTTGGCGACGTCGCGGCACTCGGAGCCGTGAACCCGGATGGTGCCCTCGCTGTCGTTCTCGATGACCGTAAGCATTTCGTCTCCCTCGCTCGCTGTTGCCACTGACTTTACACGCGCTGCCCGCACTCGTCAAGTCACGGAGACGAGAAAACCCCCGCCGAAGCGGGGGGCCCTCGGTCACCGGTTGAGCCAGTCGGCGTACGCCTCCGCCGGGTCGGTGCCGTAGTCGCGAACCGAGTGCGCCGCGAGCTGCGCCGGGTACGCCTCGCGCGGATCGTCCGAGCGCATCAGCTCCGCCACGTTGGTAAAGCCCACGGCCACCAGGGCGGCCACGGCAGCGTCAGTGCGTGCCTGGAAAGCGTCCAGCCGCTTGGCCTCCCGAGCCTTGCGGGCAGCGTCCCGGCGGCGCTTGTCGGCAGCCTGGCGCATGACGGTCGTCTCGGCAACCCAGCGACCGCGTGCCGCCTGGCCGCTCTCGTCGGTGCACCCGAAGCACTTGCCGCCCATCACGGACACGGGGCCGAAGTGACCCGTCCCGCCGCAGCGGTGGCAGGGCACCCAGACGTAGGTAACGCCGTCGATAACGCGGGTCTCGGTGGCGCTCATCGTGTTCGTCATGCCCACGACTTCACACGCGCTAGCGGCACGCGTAAAGGCACGGCGATTGCTCCAACCGAGTGAACTACGTCACTTCATGTTCCGGATCGGCGTTTGGAACAGTGTCTATAGGATGAACACAGCGAACACAGCGCAGTTAACTACGTCAACACAGTAAAGCCGTCGGCGTCAGCCGAACGGCCTTGGTTAACAAAGTCAACTACGCTAACTAGGTTTCCGACCGTGGTTGAGCGGTTTACGCAGCTAACTAGGCGTCCCTCTCTCCGCCTGGTGCTCAGTAATGCTCCCCGGTCGGTCTCTCTTCCGTTGTCCACCGTGGACTAAGGGTTATCGCGCCACCGAGTCGACAACGGAGACAACTCCCGGTCATCGTGGGTACCGAGCTAGCTAGCTCCCTGCGGTGACCGGGCACCAGCCGTAAACGCACCGGCCCACGGATGGTCGGCCGGTCGGCTTGTGTACGGCAGGGCTACCGCCCTGCCCCCTACCTACTCCCCCGGAGGCTAGCTATGGATATCTGCGTGTGCCTCTTCGGCCGGGAGATCTTCTCCCTCAGTGCCAGCCGTGGCGAGCGAGAGGTAACGCTCGGGCTAGGCACCATCACCGAGCTAGCCGAGGATGACGACGGCGACGACGAGACGCCCTGCGGCTTCGCCCTCCCGTGAGGCCGGGCTACCGGGTGTGCACCGTTGCCGGATGCCCGGAGCTGACCGAAGGTGGCGGCCGGTGCCCAGACCACAGGGCACGGGCGGACCGGGCACGGGGCACCAGTGCCAGCCGTGGCTACGGAGGCAAGGGACACGAGGCGTTCAGGCGAGGCGTGCTCGCTCGTGATCCAGTGTGCGTGCTGTGCCGACGCAAGCGTGCGGTACACGCGGACCACTGGCCACTGAGTAGGGATCAGCTAGTCCTCAAGGGCATGAACCCGAATGACAAGGCCAACGGAAGAGGCTTGTGTCACTCGTGCCACTCGCGGGAGACGGCGCTCAACCAAGGTTCCGGGCTCGCTCGGTGACCCTCGAAACAAACCCCTCGGTCGGCTTCGGGGACCTCGAAAGCGGATAGGGGTGGGGGGTACCCCCGGATGTGGATCATGCCTGGACCGCCGGGGAGGTCTCTGCCGGGTCCGTCAGGTTCAAAAGGTCGCCGTTAGATAACGGCCGCGCGCCCGAAGCGCGCGGCGACCAGGCGTAACCGTCGTTATCAAGTCGAGAGGGTTGCCGAAGTGAGCGACGAACCGTGCGTGTGCGAGACCGACTTCACCTGTCTCGCCGCGGAGCACGAATCGGATCGGGCGCAGCTCGAAGCGATGGAGGAAGCGGTCAACCGCCTAATCCGCCGCCTGGCGGCCCTTGGGTGGATACCGCCGGAAAGCTAACGGGGTTGAACGTCATCAAAGCGCTAGCAGGTCGGCTAGCCGCCCTGTGCGGGTCGCTCGCCGCTTAAACGGGCACTGGAGAGTCAGCCCAATGGTGGGCACCCGGTTTCGAAAACCGGGGGCGGCTCAGCCGCGGGGTTCGATTCCTCGGCTCTCCGCTAGATCCGGGGCTTCGGGTAGACGCAGCCGCCGAAGCTCAAATGAAGCAGGGCTCGCCCGGATCGCTCGCCCCTCTAGCCCAACTGGCAGAGGCGTCCGGCTCAGACCCGGAAGGTTCGCGGTTCGAATCCGTGGAGGGGTACCATTGGTCTCTAGCTCAATTGGCAGAGCAGCGGATTGTTAATCCGCCGGTTCCTGGTTCGAGTCCAGGGAGGCCAGCGTGGCGGTGGTTGCGGGTTCGAGTCCCGCCCGAGGAGGAGTCTCCCCGGTAAGTCTCAATGGCAGAGCTGCCGCGTTAGCAAGACCCGTTCCGCTGCCCCTGGCAGCCCAGGGCGGGTCGCAAAAGTGCCCGGGTCGCTACCGGGGAACCCCAAACGGCCGACCATTCAGGCGGCCCTGCGAAGGGGCAAGCCGGGAGCCGTTGACCGGCACGCGCGGTGGCAGAGCTGGCCGAATGCTGACACCGGATACAGGACTGAGAGCGGGTCCGGATTCACCCGATGCTCCAGCCCACGCGGGTCCGAATCCCGCCCGCGCACAACGCTAGCCGAGAAGCCGGTAAGGCGATCGGTTCACAGCCCGCGCAAGGCTTCTTGCACCGCGGAGCGCTGTCGCAAAGGGCCGATCGCGCTAGCCCCAAACCAACCCGAGGAGACCGACATGCCCCGTGGTGGTGCACGCGCGGTCTCCGGACCGCCGCCCGATCCCAATGCTCTCCGCCGCGAACGTCCGTCGGACGCCGCTGGCTGGACCACGCTCCCTCGCGAGCCGGAATACCAGCCGCCGCCGGAGTGGCCGCTAATCCAGGCCACGCAGCGAGAAGTCGAGTTCTGGCTCGACCTGTGGCAGCGACCGCAGGCGATCATGTGGCGACAACTCGACCAGACGATCGAGGTTGCGATGTTCGTCCGGAAGCTTTGCGAAGCAGAAATGCCGAAAGCCTCCGTCGAACTTCAGAAAGTCGTCCGACAGTATCTCGACTCCCTCGGGCTCTCCGTTCAGGGAATGCTTCGCAACCGATGGCGGATCGAGGAAGCCGACAACAGCACGCCTTCCGCAGAAACCAAACCGACCCGGCCGTCCGCAAAGAACCGGATGAGGGTCGTTAAAAACGACTGACAGGAAAGTCCTGTGAGCCACACGGATAAGACCGCACCGTACCGAGTGCGCCTGGCGCGCGGTGAGACGCGCGCTTACGTTCGCCCGTGCGGTCCCGACTGCGTCTATTGCACTCACGGGCGGCTGCGCCACCGATTCGGAAGTCATCGAACCCGCGCATCCGCCAACCGCGCCATTCAACAAGGCGAATGGCGGGACGAATACTGACATAGGAGGCTCACGGTGGATGACTTCACCGTGGACTTTCCTACCCTGTGGATTGTCCCGGACTGGATCGAGGCTCACTGTCCGGTACCCGACCGGGACGCCCGGGGTGCTCAGCTTGAGCTCTACCCGTGGCAGCTCTGGTGTCTGGCCAACCACTACCGCGTCAAGCCGACCGCCGAGCGGGGGCAGCTCGCCCCCGCGTTCTACTACCGGCGTTCGCAAATCGTCATGCCGCAGAAGTCCGGCAAGGGCCCGTTTGCCGCGGCGCAGACAATCGCGGAAGCGCTCGGCCCGGTCGTTTTCGACGGCTGGGCGGCAGGCGGAGAGGTTTACGCCTGCGCCGACTGGGGCTGCCCGTGCGGCTGGATGTACGTCTACGAACCGGGCGAACCGATGGGCCGCCCGTGGACAACGCCGCTAATTCAGCTTCTGGCCACATCGGAAGACCAGGTAGACAATGTTTACCGTCCGCTAAAGGCCATGCTCAAACTCGGCCCGCTCGGCGACGTCTGCCGGGTCGGCGAGGAATTCACGCGGCTTCCCCGCGATGGCGAAATCACCGTTGTTACCTCGTCGGCGCAATCGCGTCTCGGTAACCCCATCATTTTCGCCGTTCAGGACGAGACCGGAACCTACACCAAACAGAACAAGATGGTGAAGGTCGCCGACACCCAGCGCCGCGGCGCGGCCGGTATGGGTGGCCGGGTAATCGAGACCACGAACGCGTGGGACCCAACGGAAGAGAGCACGGCACAGCTCACCCACCAGACCACGGTGGACGACGTTTTCCGATTCTTCCCGCAAGCCCCGGCCAACCTGTCATTCAAGAACAAAGCCGACCGGCGAAAGATCTACAAGGTTGTCTACGCCGGTTCGAGCCACATCGACTTTGACGGCATCGAGGCCGAGGTTGCCGAATTGCTCACGCGCGACCCCGCGCAGGCCGAGCGATTCTTCGGCAACCGGATCACGGCAGGCACGGATACGTGGCTGGACCTCGCCGCGTGGGAAAGCCACAAGGCTGACCGCGTCGTCAAGCCGCGTACGCGGATCGTGCTCGGGTTCGACGGTTCGGACGTTGACGACTGGACAGCGCTTCGCGCGGAAACCATGGACGGTTTCCAGTTCACCCCGACTTACGGGCCGAACGGCCGAAAGACGATTTGGAATCCGGCCGACTTTGACGGCCAGGTGCCGCGGCTCGAAGTGGACGCCGCGGTTCGCGAGCTGTTCGCGCGGTACGACGTCGTTCGGATGTATTGCGACCCGCCGTACTGGGAATCCGAGATCGACGCGTGGGCCGAGAGCTTCGGGGCCAAGCGGGTTATCCGTTGGTACACCCGGCGTCCGGCGCAGATGCACGACGCTGCCGAGCGGCTGAAAACCGATGTGATGACGGCCGATTCCGGCTTCACGCACGACGGTTGCGAAATCACGACGGCCCACGTCGGCAATACGCGCGCAGCCGCGCGCCCGGCCGATCGCTACGTGCTCGTGAAAGTCAGCGACAAACTCAAGATTGACGCCTGTGTGACGTCCGTGCTGACGCACGAGGCCGCGGGCGACGTCCGCGCCGCCGGACTGGCCGCCAAGCGGCGGAATTACTACTACGGAGCTTAGGAAGGCTTTACGCATGGCGACCATTGAGGACGCTTCCGCGCTCGTGGATGTCATGTACAACGAGCTTCGCAACCGCCGCCCGGCCATTCACACGATCGACCGGTATTACCGCGGTGACCACCGGCTCAAGTTCGCTTCCGAGCAGTTCGCGAAGTACCACGCGGACCGCTACAAGGGGTTCGCGGACAACTGGGTGCCGCTGGTGTCTGACGCTCCGGTGGAGCGGCTTACCTGGCAGGGCATCCACGCGAACGGCGAAGCCCAGGCGGACAAAGAGATTTGGCGCGTCTGGCAGACGAACGGGCTCGACGTCGACTCGCAGCTAGGCTTTCTCGGCGCTATCAACTCCGGCCGGTCGTTCGTCCTCGTCTGGGGCAACCCGGACGACGAACAGACCCCGATGGTCACGTTCGAGGACGCCTCTCAGTGCATCATCGCCTACGTTCCCGGCTCGCGCCGCCTCCGGCGCGCGGCGCTGAAAACGTGGCAGGACGGCAACCGCGAGTTTGCGACGCTGTATCTGCCGGACGAGGTGTGGAAATTCGAGCGCCCGCTCTCGCAGAACACGAAGACGCACGCCGACGCGGCGATTGATGAAGAGCTGGACAAGTGGGCCACGCGGGACATGGGCGATTCGGAGCCCAACCCCCAGCCGAACCCGATGGGCGTTGTCCCGATGGTCGAGCTACAGAACAAGCCGACTCTGCTCGCCGACCCCATTTCGGACGTCACCGGCGTTATCTCGATGCAGGATGGCGTAAACCTCCTGTGGTCGCTTCTGTTCACCGCGTCCGACTACGCCGGTTTCAAGCAACGGCTCATCCTCGGCGCGGAACGCCCGATGATCCCCATCCTTGACGACAAGGGCACGGTCATCGGCGAGCGCCCGGTAGACATGGAGCGGTTCGCGATTGACCGCATCGCGTTCGTCACCGACGAAAACGCGAAGGTCGCGGAATTCTCGGAAACCAACCTGACCGCGTTTACCGAGATCATCGAGACTGCTATTGGCCACATCGCGGCGCAGACTCGCACGCCCCAGCACTACCTCATCGGCAAAATTGCCAACCTGTCGAGCGACGCGCTTATCGCCGCGGAAGGCGGCCTCGTCAAGCGGACGCAGGAAAAGCAACTGTGGTTCGGCGCGGCCATTCGCGAAGCCGCGGCGCTTATCGCGCTCGCCCAGGGCAACACGGCCAAGGCCGAAGCGCTCCGCGCGGGACGGTCCCTTTGGGCTGACGAGGAATTCCGCTCGCAGTCACAGCTTGCGGACGCCCTGCTCAAGCTCTCGCAGGTGGGTTTCCCGTTCGAGTACTTGGCCGCCAAGTGGGGGCTGACGCCCCAGGAAGTGGCCGAGGTGGTCGAGATGCGCCGCCGCCAGGCGGAGACCGACCCAATCGCCGAGATCGCGAGAAACCTTAATGCTCCCAATAGCGGAACGCCGGGCGAGGGCCCGACGCAGCCTGTCCAAGGCGACGGCCAAGGAGGGACGCCGCCTGTGGGCGGCGCTGGATCCACAGCGGCTTGATACCTGGATTGCCTCTGTCGCAAGGCTTACGGCCCTCGTGACGGAGGCTCAGCTACGCCAGACGTCCACTGCGGACGACTACGCGGACGCGGTGCTCCGGCAGCAGGGCGAACGGCTCGACTCCGCCGGGGACGTCGCGCCGCACTCGCTCGCCGGAATCGCAAGCGACGGCCGACCGTTGCCATCGCTTCTGTTCCACCCGGTGATCACGACCAAGCGCGCTATCGGGCTTGGGGCGTCGGTTGATCGCGCTATGGCCTTGGGGCAAGCCCACCTAGAAGCGATCGTGCGAACCCAGGTGTCCGACGCGGGCCGGGTCGCTGACGGAATCGCGGTCGCCACTCGTAACGCCGAGTGGGTCCGCGTGATCTACGGCGAGACGTGCTCCCGCTGCATTCTCCTGGCGGGCCGTGTCTATAGCTGGAAAGCCGACTTTCAGCGGCACCCCGGGTGCGACTGCTACGCGATTCCGACGACATCCGAGCACGACGCTCGCGCCATGGGTCTGACGGCAGACCCTCTCGAATACTTCCGGTCGCTCTCGAAAGACGAGCAAGACCGGATCTTCACCAAAGACGGTGCCCAAGCTATCCGCGAAGGGGCCGACATGGGCCAGGTGGTCAACGCCCGCAAAGGGATGTCCGCCGCTGGCACCACCACGACCGGTACCACCCGGTTCGGCACCGCGGGCCGACGCCTCAAGGGCGCAGTCCGCCTGATGCCGGAACGAATTTACGAGATCGCGAACGGCGATCACGACGAGGCCGTACGGCTCCTCCGCCAACACGGCTACATCCTCTGAGTCGAGAAAGGCTCCGCCGCAATGGCTGAACCCGAAAACGATGGCACCAACCCCGAGGTTGACGAGACCGAGGGCACCGGCTCCGCCGCCGAAACCGAAGACACCGACGCCCCGCTAGAGGGCGAGGACGCCTTGGGCGACAAGGGCAAGAAAGCCCTCGACGCCATGAAGGCGGAGCGGAACCAGTACAAGCAGCAGCTTCGCGAGGCTCGCAAGGAACTCGAAGCGCTGAAAGCGCCGCAGCCCAAGGCAGGCGAACAGCCCGACCTCGACGCGCTGACGGCGAAGGCAGAGGCCGCCGCCCTCGAAAAGGCCAACACTCGAATTATCCGCGCGGAAATTCGAGCCGCCGCGGCTGGCAAGCTCGCCGACGTTTCCGATGCCGTTCTGAACATCGACCCCTCACAGTTCGAGGTCGACAAGGACGGCAACGTTGACCAGGAGGAAATCGCGGACGCGATTGCCGACCTGCTCACCCGAAAACCACACCTGGCAGGTACCGCAACGGGCCGGTTCCAGGGTTCCGCCGACCAGGGCGCACGCAAGCAGCCCGCGCGGCCGTCCCAGCTCACTCGCGCCGAACTGGCGAAGATGAGCCCCGCAGCGATCATGAAGGCCAAGGCCGAAGGCCGCCTTAACGATCTCTACGGGATCAAATAACCACCCGTAAGGAATCGCCACAATGGCTGTTGACACCTTTATCCCCGAAGTTTGGAACGCGGAACTCCTGACCGCGCTTCCGACCCAGTACATTTTCGCCCAGGGCGGCGTGGTCAATCACGACTACGAAGGCGACATCTCCGCCTACGGCGACACGGTGCACATCGGTGCGCTGTCCGCGCCGTCGATCGCTAACTACGTCAAGAACACCACGCAGATCGACCCGGCGACGCTGACCACGACTGAGCAGCTTCTGCTCATCGACCAGGCGAAGTACTTCGCGTTCGAGCTGGACGACATCGACGCTCGCCAGGTTCGCGACAACGGCCAGGTGATGACCAAGGCCGCCGAGCTGGCCGCGCGCGGTCTGTCGGCCGCGGCGGACACCTTCCTGTCCGGCCTGATGGTCGCGGGCGCGGGTACCGTTCTCCCGGCTACCGCTCTGTCCACTTCGGACGCCACGGCCGCGCAGAACGGCGCGTACGTGCTCATCCGGAAGGCGCGCGTCGCCCTGGACAAGGCGAACGTCCCGGCCACCGGTCGATTCCTGATCGTGAGCCCGGAGTTTTACGCCGTTCTGCTGGGTGACCCGCGTTTCGTGGACGTCTCCAAGTACGGCAGCTCCGCGGGCATCATGAACGGCGAGGTTGGCCGCATTGTCGGCTTCTCGGTGATCGTGTCGAACACGATTCCGCAGGGCACCGCGGGCACCGCTCCGGCGGTTTCCAACTTCCTGGTTGCCGGTCACTCGATGGCGACCACGTACGCGGAGCAGATCTCGAAGACCGAGGCTTACCGCCCGCAGAACAGCTTCTCGGACGCCGTGAAGGGACTGCACCTGTACGGCGCGAAGGTTGTCCGCCCGGAGGCCCTGGTGGTCTGCGACGTGGACGTCACCGTTCTCTGATAACTCGCGCTTAGGAGGTCAGCCGTAATGGCTGCTGTTCACGTCACCACCGAAAACAACGAAGGCCAGAAGGTCACTTTCCTGCTCGATGACGAGCGGGAAGCGGACCAGGAACGAATTGACTATTTCCGCAAGCTCGTGCGCCGCGACGACCTCCGGGACGTCAAGGTGACCGAGCCCGGCCAGAAGGGCACCTCTCGTGGCGCTGCCAAGTCTGGCGGGAACGGCTGACCTAGCCGCGCGCGGGATCGACGTCACGAACACCGAACGGGTGGCCGCCTTTCTGGCGGCCGCCTCTTCGGAGGTTCGCTCCGCGGCCGGGTCCCCGATCACACGGACCGACTACACGGCGGACATTCCCGCCATCGGTCAGTCGGAGCTGACGCTGCCCGCCCAGCCGATTCGGTCTGTCGCATGGGTTCTCCTCGACGGCGAGCCGGTGACGGACTGGCGTCTGGTCAACGGTTCCCTGTGGCGTCAACGCGGCTGGGGACACCCCCACTGCCCGCGGGTCGTCACCGTGTCGGCTAACGGCGGGCTGGACGAGGTACCGGCTGACGTCGTGGACCTCGTGTGCTCGCTGGTCGGGCTCGCGCTCGCGAACGCCGAAGACGGGGGCTACAGCTCCCGTGGCGACCTGACCCAGCTTCGGATCGATGACTACAGCGAGGGCTACAACTCGTCCGCCTCCGGCCGTCTGGCCGGGGTTATCGAGCTGCCCGACGCCACCCGCAAGCGGCTACGCGCACGGTTCGGCGGATCGGTCGCCATGGTGAGGTTCCGATGAGGAACACGCGCGGGCTCGTGGCCCGCGCCCGCCGGGCCGCTGAATCGCTGATGCTCGACGCGTGCGAAGTCGTTGCCGTCACTGGGAGAACGACCAACCCGGACGGCACGGTATCGCCGACGTACGGGCCGCCGGTCTACTCGGGCAAGTGCAAGATTCAGCGGCTACGGGGCAGCTTCCCGCAGACGCCGGTTGCCGGTGAACACCTGTGGACGCTGGAAAGCCTGGAACTCCACGTGCCGGTCAACGGCACCGCGGCTATCAGCGTGGATCACCGCGTGCGGATCACCGCGTCCGCCGACCCGGATAATGTCGGCCGCATCTTCCGCGTGAAGTCCGACGATCGCAAGTCTCTCCAGTCGGCCGTACGACTCCAGGTCGAAGAGGTGACCGGGTGAGCGTCGACTGGTCCGAGGTAGAAAAGCTGGCCGACGATCTCGAGATCGCGGCCGACGACATCCGCAAGAAGGTTCTCCCGGTCGTCCGCAAGGGCGCGGTGAACGTCAAGAACGACATGCGGCGCGACGCCACCGGCCACCCGACCTACCGCCATTTCCCGCGCTCGATCACGTACGACGAGATCAACGGCGGGCTTGGCGCGGAAATCGGTCCGGACAAGGACCTGGTTCAGGGCGCGCTTGGCAACCTGCTGTATTTCGGCACCGATAAAACCAACGGCGTTCTGAACATCAACCCGCCGCTTGACAAAGAGGCTCCGCGATTCGAGCGGGCCCTAGCGGACGTCGCGGAGGACATCCTCTAATGATCCTCGAACACCACGACGCCATCCGGGCGCTTCTCGCGCCGCTCCCGTTCTATGACGGGCAGGTGCCCGCCAAGCCGACGTACCCGTACCGGGTCGTCTATTTCGACACGGGCACCGAGTCCGGCACGAAGCTTGAGGGTTCGTCGGACCGCGCCGAGTTTCGGTTTCAGATCACCTCGGTTGCCGAGTCGCCGCAGGGCGTGGCGATCGTCGCCGACGCCGCCCGTTCCAAGCTGATCGACGCTACCCCGGTCGTCCCCGGCCGCGTGTGCACGCGCATCGATCACGAGACCGCAATTCCCGTCCGCGCAAACGAAGAGGTCACCAACCCGAACACGGATCTACATCCGATGTACGCGGTTGACACGTACCACTTTTCTTCCTTCGCGGGCTGAAAGGAAACCATGGGCAACGATTTCGTTCGTGCCCGCTGCGCGGAAACCGGGCACATCGCTGCCCTTCCGAAAACAGCGCTCGAACTCGGACACATTGAGGGCTGGCAGGCCGTAGACGGCCCCGTGCCCGATGGCCCCAAGCCCGCCGCTTTCCCTCGGAAAGCCGCGCGACCCCGCAGAAAAGAAAGTGAATGACCTATGTCTGACATGCTCACCGATGGTCAGATCCGCGTGCAGTTCGTGCCGACGATTGCGGACCCGTCCGCGCCGACCGTCACGGAGCTTAACGCGGGCGTTGACCTCTCCTGCCTCATCACCGCGGATGGCCTGGACATCTCGGTTGACGAGGACAAGATTTCCATCCCGAAGCTCTGCGACACCAGCAACGCGGAGGCTCCGGGCCGCGCCACTTACGGTGTCGAGCTGACCCTCGTCCGCAAGACGGACAACACCGAGGACAAGGCGTGGACCACGCTTCTGCGTGGCACCAAGGGTTATCTCGCCATCCGGTACGGCGTTCCGTCCAAGACCGCTTTCTCCGCGGGCGACAAGCCCGTCATCTTCCCGGGCGCGGCCGGTGAGCGGAAGCTCCAGAAGCCGGAAGCGAACAACGCGGTGAAGTTCCAGAGCAAGTGGTTCGTGAGCGCGCCGCCGCAGTACGACGCCGCGGTTGTCGCCGGGTCGTGATTGCTTGCGCCCGCCCGGTCCTCGACTCCCGGGCGGGCGCATTCCCCTTCTGAGTCGAGAGCGAGTCGAGAGAAAACCCAATGAGCATTGACAGTCTTCTGGCCGCTGCCAAGCTGCCCGAAACCGCCGTGTCCGTCTGCCTCCGCAGCGACCTGCAAGCCGACTGGGAGAAGCTGGATCGTGAGCTGACCTCCCGCCAGGCGACGAGCGAGACGCTTGCGCCGTCCGATGCCGACATGGAGTTGGCGCGGCGGATCAAAGAGCTTGAGGCCGAGATGGCGGAGAGCACCGTAGAGGTCCGGTTCCGCGCGCTGACCCGTAAGCCGTGGCTCAAGCTCGTCGCGGACAACGCTCCGCGCAAGGATCGCCCCGCCGACCAGATCATGGGCTTTAACACGGACACCATGTTTGAGGCCCTGGTGCGGGAATCCATGGTGTCGCCGGAGCTCGACGGCGACCAGCTGGACGCGTTCCTGGATGCGTTGACCAGCAAGCAGTTTGACGCGCTCGCCGAGGCCGCGTGGAACCTTAACCGCAAGGACACCCCGGACGGCCCGGTTTTCAGCCAGGCCGCCTCTCGTCTGATGCCCGGCTCAGACGAGAAGTAGAAGCGGCAGTAAAGCTCGGGATCTCGCCGTCCCGGCTCGCAGGCGAGGAACCGAGCGAGGTCACCGAATACGAGTACGACGAATCCGGGCGGCTGGTTCGCTCGGTGACCACCCGTAGTCCTGAGTGGACACCGGAAGATCGTTCGCTCGTAATGGCTTTCCTCGAATACGAAGCCCTCGTGTGCCACGGGTGCGGCGGCTTCCTGCCGGAGACCACGGACGCGGACAACGCGGGCAAGTACGTGGCTGACCTCCCCCACCGTTGCCACCGTTGCGACGCATTGGCCAAGCAGCAAGAGGCGTACGCCGATTCCCCGCAGCCCAACGCACTCAAGGTCTGGCCGGTTCACTTGAAGGAGTAACACGAATGACCGACCGGACAGTAAAGGTCATCCTCGACGCGGAGATTGCTAAGTACTTCGCGAAAATGAAGGAAGCCGGGAAGGTCACGCGTGACGTCGAAAAGGCGGAACGCGACCTCAAGAATTCCCTTGACGCCGCCGAGGATGCCGCCGGTCGCGCCCGTGTCTCGGAAGCGAAGCTTGCCGAGGTCCGCAACAACTCCAAGGCAACCGTCGCGCAGCTCGCCCAGGCCGAAGAGGAACACAACAGCAACCTCCGCAAGCTGGACGCCGCGATTGACCACGCGACGCAGGCTGAGCAGCGCTTCCAGGAGGCGCTACGGAAGTCGTACGAGGAACAGGACAAGGGCGGCAAGAAGACCCGCGACGAGCTAGACCGCGTTGCCTCGCGGGCTAATGCACAGTTCGACGCGCTCAAGTTCACCGCGCTGTCCGTTGGCCTCCCGGCCGCGGCTGCCATTGGTGCGGCCGGTACCGCCGTCGCCCTCGGCGGCATCGCTACCGCGTTCGCCGGGCTCGGGGTTTACCTCGCCGCCCAGAATGACCAGATCGCCAACAAGTTCACCGGCATGGTGAACAACATCGAGGCATCGTTCAGCGGGGTTGGCGAGAAGTTCGAGGCTCCGGTTTCCGCGGCTATCGATGACATCGGGCATTCGTTCGAGCGGGTGAACCCGCTCATTCAGAATTCCATGACCACTGCGGCGGGCTACGTCGCGCCGCTCACGCGCGGCGTGCTAGACCTCGCAGAGAACGCCATGCCCGGGTTCGCCAAGGCGACGGCCGCGGCCGGTCCCCCGGTCGCCGGTCTGGCGTCTCTCTTGGCGCAGACCGGTTCCGGTCTCTCGGATTTCTTCTCGGAGCTGACGAACGGCTCCGTCTCGGCGGCACAGGGCATGTCGCAACTCGGCGGCATCGTTCAGCTTTTGCTTGGCAGACTGGGAACCCTGCTCGCCAACCTGTCGAACATCAGCGGCGGCCCGCTGGGCGACCTCCGCGCGATGGTGGACAACGTCACCTCCGCGCTGATCAAGCTGACGCAGCAGGGCGCGGCGGGAACTAGCTTCCTCTCCGGGTTCACGTCGTCGGCCAGCGGCATGATTGCCGTCCTGAACATCCTGGCGTCCGTGATTAACACGCTGCCGTCCGGGCTGACACAGTTCGCCGGTGCCCTGTCGGCCACGTCCATGGTCGCGTCAAAGTTCGGGCTCGACGTCGGCGCGGGATTCGAGGGACTGGGCGGGAAGATCCGGGCGGCCGGAGCTGACCTGTCCGGTACGGCGAAGTTCGCCGCGCAGGCGAAGACCGCTGTCGGCGGGCTCGCCGCCGGTGCGTTCAACCCGGCTACCCTCGCGGTCGGCGCGCTCAGCGTCGGCCTGGATTTGTTGGGCCAGCACCAACGGAACATGGCGCTCAACGCGCAGAACGCCGCCAACCGCGTCAACACGCTGACCGACGCCCTTCGGGCGTCCAACGGCGTCATTGACGAGAGCGTGCGATCCGCGGCTGTGAAACAGCTTTCCGCGTATCAGGTGCTCGATGAGGGCACCCGGAACCTGATCCAGGACGTTACTCACCTGGCGGGACCGCAAGGCGCGGGGCAGCTCGTAGACGCGTTCTTGGGCAGCGCCCAGGCAGGCGACAAGCTCAAGGCGACGCTCCAGCAGATTGTCCGCGACGGCACCTCGACCGGCACCGCCGCGTACGGCGGATACAACCAAGCCCTTGGCGCGTCGGAAAAGCACATGACGGCCGCGGCCCAGAACGCTCAAGACCTGCTCAACATCATGCAGGACAACGCGGGCACGTTCGCCAACGCGGCGGACGCCGCTCGGGCGGAATCGGCCGCCATGCAAGGGGCCGCCGACGCCCACAAGGCGCTCACGGACGGCGAGCGCGCAGCGGACACCACGACGCGTTCGCTCAGCGCGGCTTTCAACGAGCTGTCCAAGACTGGCGGGGACGCCGCGTCCAAAGCGGACGACTTGCTACAGGCCGTCCGACTGCTCCGCGGCGAGACGCCGAGCGTCGAGGAAGCGACCAAGGGATGGAACGACGCTCTCCGGAGCGTCGGCGAATCGCTCAAGGGCGTTGACCTTAAGAAGCTCAAGGGCGACCTCGTGGACGCCTCCGGCGCGATCAACACGCAGTCCGCCGAGGGCAGCAAGCTTTACGACGTCATCATGAACACGTCCAAGGCGTGGGCGACGCAGGCGCAGGCGTGGCAGAGCGCGGGCGTCCCGGCGGACCAGATTCAGGGCCGCCTTGCTGGCATGAACGACGAGCTAGGCAAGCAACTCCGGGCGGCCGGGCTGACGCAGGGCCAGATTGACAGCCTCGCACAGCACTACGGGATGATCCCGGCGGACGTCGTGACTCAGCTTCGGCTTGAGGGCAACGCGGACGCGCAGACGGAGCTTTCCGGAATCCTCGGCGAGCTTAAGAAGTTCCCCGATAGCAAGGGAATCCGCGTTGACGTCATGTCCGACACCGCGCGGAAGACGCTTACCGACCTCGGGTACCAGATCGTCCAGCTTCCTGACGGTAAGTTCCAAGTTTTCGCGAATACCGAAGAGGGCCGAAAGGGTCTTTCGGATTTCAAGAATACGATTGATGGAACGTTCGGTGTCGTTCACGTCAAAGCCACGGATGGCGAGGCGCAGGCAACCGTAACCGTCTGGCAAAAGCGGGCGGACGGAACCACTGGTTACACCACGCTTGACGCCCGAGCCAATCCGGCCACGGGCAAGCTCGAATACTGGACGCGCCAGGCGAACGGGTCGTACGCGTGGGCGACTCTCGATTCCCGCATCGACCCCGCCACGGGGAAGGTACAGGGTTGGCTCCGGATGGCAGACGGCTCGTGGGGATGGGTCAACCTCGACGCCCACACGGCGGAGGCTGAAAAGGCGATCAACGACGCCGCTCGCACCCGGCATTCCACGATCGTCGTCACGTACGACGTCAGGGGCGCTCCGCGCGCCCCGGCCGGTGGCACCCGGGCCGACTTCGCCGCAGGCGGCGTGGCGGTCCCGATGGCGTCCGGCGGCGTGCTCGGGCTGGCCAGCGGGCAGCGGCTCACGCCGATGAGCCCCATTGCTCAGCGGGTCGCCCCGGCTACGTGGCGCATCGTGGGCGACAACCTCCGGGTGCCGGAGTACTACATCCCCGCGAACGGCTCCGCCCGCTCTAAGGCGATCCTGGCGCAGGCGATGATGGACCCGGCGCTCCAGTCGGACGTCACCAGCGGACGGGCGTGGGTCGGCTCCATGGCCCCGCGGATCATCATCCCGATGCAGGCCGCAGCCGCGAGCGACGTCCCGGCGCAGGTGCTCGCCGCGTTCGCCAGCCAGCTCCAGGCGGCCGTGGTGGCCGGGATGAGCCAGGTCACGATCAACCTCGACCCCCGCGGAATCTCGACTCTCGAGACTCGGGGCGCGGCGCTGAACTCCGTCCGCTAGCGCGAGCAGACGAACGCCTTCGCGTTGCCTACGATCCCCGACAGCTCAGCATCGCTCAGCCGGTCGTAGGCAACGCGGTAGTCCGCCATCAGGCCGCGGGCGGCCCCCAACTCGTTCTCTGGCATCGCCGCGATGTCCTTGCACATCTCGTCGGCGAACCCGGCGGAGTTGACGATCGTGGCGCTGTACTCGCCGAAGCCGGTCGGCCCCATCAGGCGGTTGGCCGTGGCGTACCCCTGGTAATCCCGCCCGGTCGCCACGGTCTCAGCCGTCACCGGCGGCTTGCCCGGGGCGGCTACCAGCGTCGCCACGACCATCGTCGCCGTTCCGCCGAACATCACGGCCCCGGCCACCCAGGCGGCCAGCGCCCGCGCGCGCACTCGTCCCATGTCTCCCCCTTCGCACTTCCGACCGGAGACGTTACTCCGCACCCTTGACTAGGAGAAGCCGTGGCGGCTCCATACCACCCGTACTACCTAGGTCCGGTCGGGGCGCTGACGGCCATCCCGTTGGCGGAAACCGTGACCCCCGACATCATCCCGGTGCAAGCGGTCAATTCGTCTATCGACGGAACAGCGACCGTCGAGCGATTCGGCACTAAGCGGTCGTGGAAACTCGATTACAAGGGACTCACTGAGGACTTGGAATCGATTCTCACCATGGCGCTCACCGGCGCTCTCGCCGGTCCGCTTTACCTGGTGGACCCGCTGACGACAAACCTGCTCTCCCCCATTGTCGCGACGGCCGGATCTACGCCGGGCCGGAACCCGTTCACGACGTCCGTTCCCGGGCTCAGCGCGGATATCGTCGCCGCGACTGCCCCGTTCGCCGTGACGCCCGGCCACCGCAACCAAGTCACGTCGGTGAACTCTTCCGGCGTGACACAGACTCTCTGGACCCCGGCGGTACCGGTCCGGCCCGTAGTCCACACGTTCTCCGCCTACGTCAAGGCATCCGCCAACGTCGGCGTTCAGCTCTCGGACGGAAACGCGGTGATCGGCACTGCCAGCACGGGAACACCGTCCGCGTGGACGCGGGTAAGCGTGTCGGCGACATCGGCCACCGGAACCCTTCTCCCGACGTTCTCTGTCCCCAACGGCGCAACGCTCCAGCTCGCCGCGCTCCAGCTTGAGGCGAGCGCGACCGCCACCCCGTGGCGGCCGGGCGGCGGCGTCTGCCGCGTCTATGTGTCCTCGGCGGACCGCTCTTCTGTCCTGTGGCCCTACCGCGATAACGCGGTCACTATCTCGGAGGTCTAATGCTCACGCTGCCCGCCTCGTTCCGCGCAGCGGTTGACAGCCTCGAACGTTCGCCTTCGGTCCGCGTGGTCTGCGACTGGAACGGCAACGGCAAGTACGACCACCCGCAGTCCGACATCACGGCCATGGTGGGCAGCGTCAAGCTCAACCGCGGCACCGCTACCTACTCCCCCGAAGACCTCAACGCGGGCGGGAACGGTTACAGCAGCGGGGAACTCACGCTCGAACTCGGCGGGGGCGATGGCGACTTCACGGCCTACGAACTGTTCGCCGGGCCCACGTCTCCCCTGTACGGCAAGGACATTACCGACCGCCGGATAGAGGCGTTCGCGGTGTTCGCCACCTCGACCGGCGTCCAGGAACAGCGGATCTTCTCCGGCTTCATTCGCGAATTCACCGCGCGCCGCAAGGCGCGGACAGTGACCCTCGTCGCCAACGATCACCTAGACATCTTGGGCGACAACGTAACCCTGCCCCTGTGGGCAGTGGGCACCGCGTCCCCGTACGCGACGTGGAATTCCGGGAACGCCAAGGCGGCCCGGTCTATCCTGCTCTCCTGGTGCTGGGAGGAAACCCTCCGGCAGGCGGGACGTCTGGTCGCCCCGCCGATCCGCTCGGACGCGCAAGCGCACTGGTCGTTGTCCGGCTCGCTTCTGCCGTCAGTCGGCCGTCTCGTGGACGGCTGGGCGACGGGTCCGTACGTCAACTTGCCCGCGTTCGATCCCGAGTTTTACGAGGGTACCGCGCCGTTCGGATGGGGTACCGCGCTGACGCCCGGCGACGCCTCTACCGGCCTATGCACCGCGCAGAACGCGATCGTTGTCCCGAACACCAGCAACCCGACCAAGACGCCCACCTCGGTGGGGTTGTCGGGCTGGTTCAAGGTGGACCCGTCCGGCGACCCCGGGATCGTGTCGAACGTCCTGGTGTACCTGGAAAAGACGAATCTTCTCGATGACGTCAACCAGCAGGACAACCGGGCGCGCCTCGCCCTCGCGGTCGGCCAGGACGGCTCGATGGCCGCCGCCGCGGTCTCCGGCCAGCCGTCCAGCGGTAGCCCGACGATCCGCCGCGCGGACCGCTCCACCAAGGCGCTTTCCGCCGGGTGGCACCACTACGCCGCGGTGTTCGACATGTCCACCACGATCGCAATCACGATCCAGATTGACGGGGCGACAGTCACTCCGACGTCCACGAGCGGCACGGCGAACACGCTGGACTTCGCGGCGTCGGGCTCCGGCGGCTACCCGGACGACTCGCGGACGAACCTTTGCCGGTTCGTCGGTTCGCTGCCGTCGCACCACGTTTCCATCTGGTCGGCACCGACTTCGGTCGGGGCGGCCCGGTTCGTCCAGCCGTCGCAGATCACCTTGCCGACGCTGCCGAACGGGTTCCCGATGGTCAACCTGACCCGCTCGCTGACGGAGCTTTCGTGGATTCCGGATGTGCAGTCGGTCGGCGCGTGGGAGTCGCTGAAAGAGCAAGTAGGCGCGGAATTCGGCGGCCTGTGGATGGACGCCAACGGCACCGTTCACGTTGCCTCCCGGGCGACGATCTCGGCGACCGCCTCTAACTCGATCGGCCCGAACACGCCACAGTATGACGATTCGGTGGTCGGCGAAATCGAGCTGACGCCGCGAGCGGACACCAAGAAAAACAGCGTGACCGTGCCCGGCCGCTTCCGCAACGCGGTTGAAACAGTGGTGTGGAAATCGCAGGGCGCGCTTGACTACCCGACCGCGGTTAACCAGAACTGGAACACCTCGTATCCGCTCTCGAACGTGACGGCGGTTGTCCAGAAGCTCTCGACAGTCAGCGTCACGCCCCCGGCAAACACCGACGTCGTGGACGTCCGGCTGACGACGGCTTCCGCCGTCCAGCAAGCGGACAACACCAAAGCGGCATGGCCGGGGTGGGCGTTCAACGTGCGCGGGTTCGACCGCCAGCGAGGGTTTACCTTGTTCGGCCAGGGAAACACGACCGAATCCATCTTCATCGGGTCGTACGCGGGCGGGCAGCAGCCGAGCATCCGCGTGGCCGGTCGGCAGTACTCGGACGTCCAGCTCATCCAGAAGACGCAGACCGCGGACGCCGACGCCGCGATCTACGGCACCAAGTCCTACAAGTTGCCGGAGTCCGACTGGCGACAGACGTACGCCTCCTGCGCCGCGCTCGCGCTCAACCTCGTGAACTCGTACACGCACGGTCTTATCCAGATATCGAATATCACGCTCCCGCACGATCCCTCGCGCGAGCTGTTCGACGTCATCGGGTTGACCGGGGACGCGACGCTCACGGGAACGATCACGGCGCAAATCGTCGGCATTGACACGACGTTGACCACTGCCGGTTTCCGCGACTCGCTTTCGCTAATCGTGCTGGCCGTGCCGGGCTCCGCCCTGTGGGACTCGGTGCTCCAGGGATGGGAATCGAATTGGAATGTCTGATGCCGCAACCGCGTCCGCGGCGCTAGCTCCGGGCGACCCGCAGCCCCCTGAAATGTTCGGCGACCCGGGATACCTGCTTATCCCGGGTCGTCCTTATCCGGAGGAAACAACCCCGTGACGTGGAACGCTATCGACCACTCGGCCGTTGACCGGCCGGAGATTTCCCGGCAAGCCTTCGGCTATCCGGTGGTCGACAACCTCAACGACATCCAGGCGCGGATCACCGACCCCACAACGGGAAACCCGGCTCTCGGTTCCCGAGTTTCCGCAGTGGAGTCGGGCAAGGTCCCCACCACTCGCACCGTGTCCACCGCGAACGGCTTGCAGGGTGGCGGGGACCTCTCCGCCAACCGCACTATCTCGCCGGTCTACGGCACCGCGGCGAACACGATCGCCCAGGGCAACGATTCCCGGATCACGATCACGCAGGATGCGACCAAGGGCAACAACGCCCTTGACACCCGTGTCGCCGCGCTGGAAACCCGCACTGGCACCGAGCGGAACTCCACCGCAGCTACCGCCCTGAACAACGGGGCTCAAGTAGACGTCCCGTTTGAGAACTCTGTGCGGTCGTCTTCTGACGTCACCTACGCGTCCTCGATTTTCACCATCGTGAACGCCGGTGTCTACGCGATCGAATCGACGGTTCGCATGACCGCTCCGGCGGGGACGCTGGAACTCAATCTCTGGGTGTCGACCGACGGCGGGTCAACCTGGCGGCGTAAGTCCGGCTGGCTGGGCGGCCTCATGGGAACTGTCTCCACGACTATCCGACTGGCCGCAGGAAACAAGGTCAAGGTAACCGCGCTGAACACCAGCGGATCTAACCGGACCATTGAGACCGCGGCCGAGGAAACCACTCATATTTCGCTGTACCGGACCGGGGGATAACGCTTGTCCACCCCGTACCCGGTTACGTGATCCGAAGAATACGGACCCCAACGTGACCCTCCCCCAATTCCCCGATGAGCCGGGCTATTGGCTCCGCCGGTTGTTCGAGGCGGTAGACGGCGTGTCCAAGAAGCTCGACGGGCACGCCGAGGAACTTGTTTCCCACCGCGCGGAGCTGGCCCAGCACCGCAAGGAAATCGATGAGCTAAAGGCCGACGACGAATCCGGCCGGGCGATCCGCCGGGCGAACGTGATGTTTGCGCTCACCACGCTTATCGCTATCGCCGCGGTCGTCTTGCAGATCGTCAAGCCCTAAGGAACCCCATGGCTTACTGGCTGGATTACTCCGCCGCGAAGCTTTCGGGTAGCACGATTCGGAACGCCGGTTACACCGGCGTCATCCGCTATATCGACGCCCCGCAGCTACTCGGCACCAAACACACCAACCTTGACGAGTACCGGTCGCACCTCGCGGCCGGGCTCACGGTCCGCCTGGTCCACCAGGGCACCACGACCGACGCCGATTCCGGTTGGCAGGGCGGCGTAAACCGCGCCACTCGCGCCAAGGCAGGCGCGGACTACCTCGGGTACACCGGCGTCATCTACTTCACCAACGACCGGACCACGGTCCCGAATGTCGCTGCGTGGCAGGCGTACCTAGACGGAGCGGCGTCGGTGCTCGGACGTGAACGCGTTGGCGCGTACGGCTATTACAACGCGCTCAACGCAGCGGTCGGCCACGCCTCCGCCTTCTGGCAGGCGGGCCGCCGAAGCGACCTCGTGCCGCACGCCAACTACTGGCAGGACAACAACGTTAAGGTGACGGTCGGCGGAATCACCTGTGACCGAAACCTGGTCATCGCGGACTACGTGCCCGGCGGCCTGGTCAACAACCCCGCCCCTAAAGCGAAAAACGGAGACGACGTGGCTCAGATCTTCTCTTACGACCCCTGCCCGCGCGGCGCGGACGGCAAGCTTGCAACCCGGGCGCACACGTTCGTACTCCCGGTCGGCAGTGTCAGCCAGGTAACCGCTAACGCGTGGCTCAGCTTCAAGTGCATGAACGCCCCGGGCGGCGCGGATTACGTTCGGCTCCAGAGCATCCGGGGCGACGACAAGGCCGGGCTGCCCGGCGGCCAGTACCCGGTGACTAAGGAGTGGAAGGGCGTCGCCGCCGACCACACCCGGGTTTACATCCAGGCCGCGGACGGACAGGACCAGTTCGTTGCCTACGTCCAGAGCGAGAAGCCGTACAGCCTGTGTATCGAGGTGGCCCCCAAGTGA